ACGATCAGAACCATGGGAAGGAGCATGTGGCGTTTACCACCCGCTGCTATCAGAAGCTCTTGTCAAGTTCCAAGCCGAGACGGTCATGGAAACATTTCCGGCTGGCGGCCCTGTTAAAACTAAAATCATCGGTAAAGAAACTCCACAAAAGAAAGATGCTGCGGAGCGCGTTCAAGATGATATGAACTATGAGCTGACCGAAGTTATGGTCGAGTATCGTCCCGAACATGAGCGCATGGCGTGGGGTTTAGGTCTGTCAGGTAACGCATTCAAGAAGGTCTACTTCGATCCTAGTCTAAATAGACAGGTAGCTCTGTTCATCCCAGCCGAAGATGTGGTGGTTCCTTATGGCGCGTCTAACTTAGAGACCGCCAATCGTATGACCCATGTCATGCGTAAGACCAAGAATGAACTGCGCCGCTTGATGGTGGCTGGCTTCTATAAAGATATCGACCTGCCCGAGACGCAGAATACGTTGGACGATGTAGAGAAGAAGATTGCGGAGCGTATGGGTTTCCGTGCTACGTCGGACGATAGATATAAATTGCTGGAGATGCAGGTATATCTAGATCTGCCAGGCTATGAGGATAAAGATGACAAGGGCAAGGACACTGGTATCGGTCTGCCATACATTGTAACTATCGAAAAAACTTCTCAAGAGATTTTAGCTATCAGAAGGAACTGGCATCCTGACGATGAAACATGCCAGAAAAGGAATCACTTTGTTCACTACCCATATATACCCGGCTTTGGTTTCTACGCCTTCGGCCTTATACATCTTATCGGTGCTTTCGCTAAGTCTGGTACTTCTATTATTCGTCAGCTTGTTGATGCTGGCACTTTATCGAACTTGCCTGGCGGTCTCAAGACTAAGGGAATGCGGGTCAAGGGAGATGACACTCCAATTTCTCCCGGCGAGTTCCGAGATGTGGACGTCGCGTCGGGAACCATTAGAGACAACATCCTCCCTCTCCCATACAAAGAACCAAGCCAAGTCCTCTTAGCGTTGATGAACCAGATCGTTGACGAAGGTCGACGGTTTGCTGGCGCGGCAGATCTAAAGATTGCAGATATGTCAGCCAATTCTCCAGTCGGTACAACACTGGCTATTCTTGAGAGAACGCTCAAGGTAATGTCGGCAGTTCAAGCGCGTGTTCACTACGCGATGAAGCAAGAGCTGAAACTGTTAAAAGAAATCATTCGCGACTACACGCCGGATGAGTATGAGTACGAGCCGGTAGAAGGTTCGCGCCGCGCTAAGAAATCTGACTACGATCAGGTAGATGTAATTCCAGTCTCTGATCCTAACGCCGCAACTATGGCGCAGAAGGTTGTCCAGTATCAAGCGGTCATGCAGATGGCGCAGGCTAATCCTCAGATCTATGACTTGGTAGAGCTGAATCGCCAGATGTTGGAAGTCTTAGGTATCAAAAACATCGGCAAACTGGTACCTAGCGCGGAAGACTTTAAGCCTAAAGACCCAGTGCAAGAGAACATGAACATCCTTAATGGCAAGCCTGTTAAGGCGTTCATCTATCAGGATCACCAAGCGCACATTCAAGTTCATCAAGCAGCTATGCAAGATCCAAAGATTGCGCAGATTGTTGGACAAAATCCTAAAGCTCAAATGATTCAAGCGGCTGCACTGGCGCATATCAACGAGCATGTGGCGTTTGAATACCGCAAACAGATAGAAGAGCAACTGGGTATTCCTTTGCCAGAGATGGACAAAGAATTGCCGAAAGATATGGAAGTAGAAGTATCCCGCATGATGGCTATGGCAGCACAAAAACTGCTACAAAAAGATCAAGCGGAAGCTGCACAACAGCAGGCGCAACAAGCGGCTCAAGACCCGATTGTTCAAATGCAGCAGCAGGAGTTGATGTTAAGGCAGAAAGAAGTAGAACTGAAAGAGAAAAAACTTGCTATGGATGCCACGGCAAAAGCTGATGAAATTGAACTAGAAAGATCTCGTATTGAAGCTCAAAAAGAAATTGCTGGTATGCAAGTAGGGGCAAAAGTCGCTGCTGAGAAAGCAAGATTTGAGGGCGAGATGGAGGTTAAAGGTTTGGAAATCGGAACAGCAATTGCTAAAGACAGATTAGATATGGGACACAAGGATAAGCAACATGCGCTCAATGTTCACCAAACATTGAATCCTCCCAAGCAAAACAACCCGAAAGGTAAATAAATATGGATAAGGCGTTTGAAATTCTCATTCAACAAGTGAGAGATAAGCGTCAGCAGATAGTCGAGGCCGTTTCAAGCAACGCTGCCAAAGACTATTCTGAGTATCAAAAACTCTGCGGCGAGATTCGGGGTCTCTCGATTGCAGAGGGTTTTATTCTTGACCTTGCAAAAACTATGGAGTTATCTGATGAGTGAAATCGCAATCGCCACCGAAGACGGCGAGGTATCAACTCTGCCACAAACAGCAGAGGAGAAGGCGAAACAATTACCGGATCCAACTGGATACCACATCCTAGTAGGACTACCGGACAAAGAGGAAAAATTCGAGAGCGGCCTGTTAAAAGCAGACGCAACCATGAATCACGAACAGATTCTGGCTACCGTATTTTTCGTAATCAAAATGGGGCCTGATTGTTACAAAGACGAGAAGCGCTTCCCAAATGGCCCATGGTGTAAGGAAGGGGATTTTATTCTCGCCCGTCCTAACACTGGTACGCGCTTGAAGATACATGGTCGTGAGTTCCGACTTATTAACGACGATGTGGTTGAAGCGGTTGTGGATGATCCTCGCGGAATATCCAGGGTTTAACAAAGGAGAAACAAATGGCAAACAAGATGGATACGGAGGACTTCAAGTTCCCCGATGAAGTGGAAAACGCCTCAGATTTTGAGATAGAAATTGAGGACGATACTCCACCAGAGGATCGAAATCGCGAGCCTTTACCAAAAGATATAGTGAATGAGCTTGAAGAAGATGAGCTTGAGAACTATAGCGAAGGGGTAAAAGAACGTCTAAAACAGATGAAAAAAGTCTGGCATGACGAACGCCGCGAGAAAGAACAGGCACTACGTGAGCAGCAAGAAGCTATTGCTTATGCACAGCGTATGCAAGAAGAGAACAAAGCGCTAAAAGGTAGGCTTTCTGTAGGTGAGCAAACATTTGTTAATACTTACAAAAATGCTGCCGAATTAGAGTTGGACAATGCTAAACGGGATTACAAAGAAGCCTATGACATGGGCGACGCTGACCGTTTACTACAGGCGCAGGAAAAGTTGTCATCGGCACAATACAAATTGCAAAGAGCAAATGAGTATGTTCCGTCTAGACAATCTGAAGAAACTGATGTACAACCCGCAACAAACACAGTACCTCGCCCTGACCAACGAGCGATTGCGTGGCAAGAGCGCAATGAATGGTTTGGTAAGGATGAGGAAATGACTAGCCTGGCTCTGGGTTTACATCAAAAGCTAGTCGCTCAATATGGGACGTCATATCCGTCTACAGATGAGTATTGGAAGAAGGTCGATGACACGATGCGTCGTCGATTCCCAGAGCATTTTGGGGATAAGGATGAGGACGAAGCGCCACAAAAAGCGCAACGTACCAAAGCCGCTCCTGTCGTAGCCTCCGCTGATCGCAGCACACCCTCCAAAAAGGTGAGGCTGAAACAGTCGCAAGTCCTGATTGCCAAGAAATTAGGATTAACACCGGAGCAGTACGTCAAGGAAATGATGAAATTGGAGGCTACAAATGGCTGAGAATAGAACACCCCGTAATGTAGAAACACGCGTCCAAGCGGAACGCCCTAAGCAGTGGAAACCCGCAGAGCTTCTGCCAGAACCAGATAAGCTCCCTGGATATGCGTATAGATGGATTCGCGTTTCGCTTCAAGGAACATCTGACCCACGCAACTACTCTGCCAAACTCAGAGAAGGTTGGGAGCCAGTGAAGATTGAAGAGCAACCACAATTTCAACTGCTAGTCGATGAAGGTAGCCGTTTTAAGGATGGCATCGAAGTCGGCGGATTGTTACTTTGCAAGACACCGATTGAGTTTGTGGAGCAGCGTAATAACCACTATCTCAAACAATCTGAAGATCAGATACTGTCTGTAGATAACAATTTGATGCGGCAAAACGACCCTCGTATGCCTCTATTCAAAGAGTCGAAATCTTCGACATCTAGGAGTGGTGGCTAGTTAATTTTTTGGAGTAAACAATGGCATATCCAACTGTATCCAAGCCTTATGGCTTGCTACCGGTCAATCTGATCGGTGGACAGGTGTTCGCCGGTTCTACTCGCCTGATGTCAATTGCTAGCGGTTACGGCACTGATATTTTCTTTGGCGATGTAGTTAAGCGTACATCTGACGGCACAATCCAGAAAGACACTGGCACTAGCACAGCTACGCCTGTTGGTATCTTTATGGGTTGCACTTACACAAACCCAAGCACCAAGCAAAAGCTGTTCTATCAGAACTTCCCTGCTGGTACTTCAGCATCAGATATTCAGGCTTATGTAGCTGACGATCCTGACGTTTTGTTCAAAGTAGTGACTGTATCCAGCGGCACAACCGTAGCTTTCTACGGCCCAGCTCTTGTTGGTGAGAACGCTGTTTTGTGCCAGAACGCTGGCTCAAACAACACTGGTGATTCGGCAGTTGCGATTTTCGGTGGTAACACTGCAACTACTGCTTCATTCCCAGTTCGTATCGTTGACGTTGTGCCAGATACTGGCAACGGCTCGAACGGTTACTGCGAGTGGATCTGTAAGTTCAATGCACCATACGTCACAATTTCCGTGAATCTTTCTGGCGCTAATACCGCTACTGTTACCGGCGGACATCAGTATCTGAATCCGACTGGCGTTTAAGGAGTAAGACATGGCTATTTCACGCGCACAACTACTGAAAGAGCTGCTGCCTGGCCTGAACGCTTTGTTCGGTTTGGAGTATGCTCGTTACGGCGAAGAACACAAAGAGATTTACGAAACTGAAACCTCTGAGCGTTCTTTTGAAGAAGAAACTAAACTTTCAGGTTTCAGCGCTGCGCCTGTCAAGAATGAAGGCTCAGCCATTCGTTATGACAACGGCCAAGAAGCTTGGACTGCACGATACAACCACGAAACTATTGCACTTGGTTTCTCGCTGACCGAAGAGGCTATCGAGGACAACTTGTACGACTCATTGTCGGCTCGTTACACCAAGGCTTTGGCTCGTGCTATGTCGTACACCAAGCAGGTCAAAGCTGCTGCTGTTATCAACAACGGTTTCTCATCTAGCTACCCAGGTGGCGACGGTGTTGCACTGTTCTCGACAGCACATCCTTTGGTCTCTGGCGGTACTAACAGCAACACGCCATCTACCCAAGCTGACTTGAATGAAACTTCGTTGGAAAACGCAGTTATTCAGATCGCCGCTTGGACAGACGAACGTGATCTGTTGATCGCTGCTAAACCACGTAAGCTGATTGTTCCTTCAGCTCTCCAGTTCGTTGCTACTCGTCTGTTAGAAACCAGCCTCCGTGTTGGTACTAACGACAACGATATCAACGCATTGAAGAACAACGGTTCGATCCCTGAAGGCTATACGATCAACCACTTCTTGACCGACACAAACGGCTGGTATTTGACTACCGACGTTCCAAACGGCATGAAGCACTTTGTTCGTACACCACTTCAGAACTCGATGGACGGTGACTTCGACACTGGTAACGTGCGTTACAAGTCTCGTGAGCGTTATTCTTTCGGCTGGTCAGACCCATTGGGTATGTTCGGTTCGCAAGGCGCTTAATTAGGCGATAGGAAAAGGGGATTAAGTTCCCCTTTTTCCATAGA